AGAAGTGCGTGACCCTGTGGGACAAGGCCGATCGAGTGAAACAAGACCTCCTAGTTCTCAAAACGAGGTTTCCTTCGATCTCAGGATTCGCCCTCGAAGAACCGCTCCTTGGATTTTCCAAAGGTATGAGCTCTGCAGCAACCATCACAACCCTGATGCGATTCAACGGCATCGTATCTTATATTGGTCGAGAAGTTTTCGGTCTCGAACCCACCTACATCTCCGCGGCATCAGCGAGAAAATTGTGTGGTGTGAAGTTGCAGAAGACCTCGGTGGCCGGCATGCCCCACAAGGAGCAGGTCTTCAAACACATGTGTGAACATGACCTGTCACACGTGGTGTGGCCCCTCACTCCTAAATCGGGAGCGATTGTTGGGTGGAGTAGAGATGCCACTGATGCCTACGTGATTGCCCGTGCTGCCTGCCTCGTGAACAGTTGAACGTGTGTGTGGTACGGTTATACCGTGGCCATCTTCAGCATCAGTGATAAACTCCTGTTCATCGAGTCAGTGTTCGGCAAGGGGCACCTCGCAGGCAACGGGAGGAACTTCGATGTCCGGTGTCCCATCTGCGCGCCCTCGGACCCCTCCAAGAAGAAACTGGCGATCAGGACGGATGATGACAGGTGCCACTGTTGGGTCTGTGGTTTCAAGGCGAGGAACCTCGTCCCACTCATCCGCAAGTACGGTACACCCGGACAACTCGCGAAGTACAAGGAGGTCCTGGGGATCTCTGACGGCGGGAGCGGTGAACTGGTCACGGGGGAGAAGAACGAAGTACAGAGACTCGAACTCCCCAAGGACTTCACCCTCCTTCCCCTCGCCAACCAGAACGATCCTGACGTGAAGGCGACCTGGCGTTATCTCTTTGGGCGCGGACTCACGGAGAAGGATGCGTGGTACTTCAAGTTCGGGATCTCCAACGAACCTCGGTGGAAGAGGCGTGTCCTCATGCCTTCCTTCAACTTCAAGGGTGAACTAAACTACTTCACCGCCCGTGCGATAGACAAGGACCGGCGCCCCAAGTACGACAATCCAGAGGTGGACAAGAACCCCATCATCTTCAACGAGATCAACCTCAAGTGGGATCGCCAGATAGTCCTAGTGGAGGGTCCCTTCGACCTCGTGAAGTGCCCCGAGAACACCACCGCGATGTTAGGTTCAGACCTCGATGAACGCCACGAACTCTTCAATAGAATCCTCCTCCACGGAACGCCCGTGGCCCTGGCGATGGACGGCGACATGTGGGACAGGAAGACCCCAAAGATCGCAAAGAAACTTCAGGAGTACGACATCGATGTGGTGATCGTGGATGTTCGACCCTGGGGAGATCCCGGTTCGATGTCCCGCGCGGAGTTCGAGATCGCACTGGGCGAGGCACGCCACCACGACTGGAACGATAACTTTCTCATCAAGCTCAACAGGGTAATTAGCACGTCATCACTGGGAATTTAGTACATACTTAAAGACATGCAGAAGAATAGGTCCGTCATCACTGAGGCGAAGCTTAGGAAGATAATTCAGGAAGAACTCACTCGACAATATATCGTTCAAGAGGGTCTCACTGATGATGCTAAACAAGGAATCATTAAATTAACTAAGGCCGTGAAGGAAAAGATCAAAGGTAAAGCTAAAGAGCTTGCTTCCAAGATCTCTGAAGCCATCACAGCTTTCAAAGAGATGCCTGAAGAGCTCAAGACTTTAATCGATGCGATCAAGAAGGGTATGAAAGAGTCTGGCGAGAATATAAAACTCAATGACACGCTAAAGGACGCTAAAAAGTTTGGAAGCACTGATTTTGAGAAAATAGCAGAGTCTGATTTTGAGAACATCAAGGCTAATGCTGCGAATCTTTCGAATGCAAAGTCTGAGAGCTTGTTGAAGTTAAACTCCATGCTTCTCATCGAAGATGCTGAGACAAAAACATCTCTATTAAATGAAAGCTTAATTGGATTAGTCGGAATTGGTTTGGCTGCCTTGGGATTTCTTCCAATGCTCTTTGCTGCTCTATCAAAAGTTGCTTCATGGCTAAAGTGTCCTAAGATTGCAGAGTCCATGGAAAAAGCGGAACACTTTTTCCACAAAATTGAAGAGAATGTAATCGACTTTATCGTTCCTGATAAGTTCTCGTACAAAGTATATTTGTCACTTCAAGACACACCTTTCAGTAAGGGTCTTAAGCTGAGTGCTGGGGACGAAATTATCTCTTTTGATGATTACACTTCCGATAAAGCCAAGGCATACGAGAAACCAGGAAAAGAAAGCAACCATCCTCGAAGTGTTAGGTCGAAAGTAGACGGACTTATCTACAAAGGATTATTGATATTTTTCTTATGGGAAGGCATTCAAGGAGTCCTGCACTCTGGTGCGTCAATGCTAGGAATTCTTGAAGGAAGTGCGTCGGCTGTTAAGGGAGTCGAACTAGCGAAGGCAGCCGAAGAGATCGCGGTCGCAGCTCGCGGCGCAGTCTAAATAATTCACTGCTAATCCAATTAACTTTATTGTTCAAATCTGATTTGAACAATAACTTCTTATTGAGTTACTTTAGAAAAGTAAACTATGAAAATAGCTCATACAGCGGATGTTCACATCCGTGCCTTATCCCGCCACGATGAGTACAGACAGGTCTTCAAGTCCTTCATCGAAGATTGCAGATCTCAGAATGTGGATCACATCTTCATTGGCGGCGACATCTTCCACACGAAGGTGACAGGAATCTCGCCTGAGTACATTGAGCTCCTCACGTGGTGGCTCGACGAGATGTCCAAGGTGGCACCAGTCCACATGGTCCTCGGAAACCATGATGGAAACTTGTCGAACCTATCTCGTCAGGACGCCGTCACTCCCATCGTGGAGGCCATGAAGAACCCACGTGTATTCCTCTACAAGAAGAGTGGGACTTATAACTTCGCACCAGGATACAACTGGTGCGTATTCTCTTGTTTCGATGAGGAAGGATGGAAGGATGTCAAACCAGCTCCTGGTGACATTAACATAGCTACTTTCCATGGGCCTGTTCAAGGTTCACTCACAGAGACAGGATGGAACATTGACGACGAGGTCGTCAATGCAGAATTCTTTAAGGAATATGAATTCTGCATGTTGGGAGACATCCACAAGAAGCAGTTCCTCGGATACCGTGACGGAAAGCCGTGGATAGGTTATCCTGGCACACCAATTCAGCAGAATTATGCTGAAGAATTAGACCATAGCTACTTTCTTTGGGAAATAGAGAATTCTTCTGAGTGGACGGTGAAGTCACGTCCTCTTCCTAATCCACGTCCTTTCGTGACGATCGATTGGGCTGGAGACCTCGCTAAGACGATAGAAATTGCGAAGAAGAGCCCACAAGGTTCACGCTTCAGAGTCAGGTCGTCCGTCTCTCTCACTCAAGACGAGGTCCACATCCTGTCTGAGACACTCAAGACTGTTAAGAGCGCTTCGGAAGTAACATACAAGATAGACGCGCAAGTCGACACGAACCTTGTCAAGACAACCACGACGTCCGTTTCAAAGACAGACCTGAGATCTCCAGAGGTCGTCGGCAAGCTTCTTAGAGATTACTACAAAGATCTCAATCTCTCAGATAGAGAGCTCGAGTCTCTTACAGACACTGCGAAATCCTACCTTTCTCAGGTGACTTCCGCGGAGGATCTTTCACGTAATTCTAAGTGGTCTTTGAGACGTCTCGAGTGGGACAACCTCTTCGCCTACGGTGAAGGTAATGTAGTCAACTTCGAGAAGCTAAATGGAATTGTCGGGATATTTGGACCCAATCGCACAGGCAAGTCTTCAATCGTCGGTACGTTAATGTATGTCCTATTTAACGCGACCGATAGAGGACCTGTTAAGAACATTAACATCTGCAATGTCCGAAAGAATTACTGCTCTGCTCAAGTCATCCTGGATCACAATGGATCCACCTATGTCATAGAGCGTCAGACAACCAAGACCACCAATAAGAGAGGTGTCGTCAGTGCCTCCACTGCTCTCAATCTGTTTAGGATGAGGGAGGGTGACGAGGAAATGGAGGACCTTTGTGGCGAGCAGAGGGTCGACACAGAAAAAACGATAAAGACACTGTTGGGACATAACGAAGATTTTTTAATGACTTCTTTGTCCGCCCAGGGTGAAACGAACATCTTCTTGTCCCAAGGGTCGACTAAGAGAAGAGCAATATTGACGAAGTTTCTCGATCTTGACATCTTCGACAAGATGCACGACTTATCCTCAAAAGAAGTCTCTTCCATAAAGTCACAGCTAAAAAACTTTCCAGATAGAGACTGGTCGCTCCTTAAGGAGCAAAACGAGAAGACAGTTCTTGATCATAAAAATGAACTTCAATCACTAACTGACCAAATGGATGAGAGCAGGACTAACCTTTCTCTCCTCAACTCTGAGCTCTTGAAACACAATGCATCTCCTGTCACTCAGGCTGATGTCGATGCTCAAGAAAAGAGAGTAAGAGATCTTCAGCAGAAGTCTGAGACATGCAAGACAATCTCTTCAAACCTCAAGGTTGAGTTGTCATCTCTTCAAGACAAGTCTGAAGCTTTACAGAAGTTAATAGACTCCATCGATGTCGTAACATTAAAATCTAAGCAAGACGCACAGAGAAAACTTCAGAGTGTGATAGTAGAGCTCAAGCACGTCTACGATAAAGAAGACACAGTCTTGACTCAACAGAAGAAGTCTCTTAAGATCCTCGACGAGGTCCCCTGTGGGGATGACTATCCAACTTGCAAATTCATAAAAGATGCTCACTCCAACAAGAAATCTCTTCCTGAACAGTCTAAGAAGGTGAGCAAAGCATTAAATCTTCTCGACGAGGCCAATGAGTCACTCAAGAAGGTTAAGGACGATACAGTCGCTGACAAGATAGAAAAACATGAAAAAGCATCACAGCTTCTTGACAAGATGAATCTAGAAATTGTCAAGAAGGAGTCTGAGCTTTTAAGAACCAACACGACGTGTGATAGTACGTTGACTTCTCTCGAAGATGCTTTAAAGAAGCTAGAGAACCTTAAGAAGTCTATCGATAATGAAGAAGCTGTCGAGGTTATCACAATAAGATCCAAGATCAATGAGATAACTCTATCTCTGAAAGAAAATGACTCGAAGAAGATGGAAATAGCTTCTCGATTAGGAAAACTTCAGTCTTCAATAGAAAAATTGGAAGAAGAGAAATTAACTAGAGACATTCTGTTACAGAATGTCAGAATGCATGAACTGGTATCTAATGCCTTCTCTAAGAAAGGTATTCCTCTCCTTGTGACGAAGTCCCAACTACCCCTCATAAATTCTGAAGTCTCCAAGATCCTCCAGGGAATTGTTGACTTCACAATAGAGGTGGAATCGGATGAGGATACTGATTCTCTTGAGATCTATATCAACTATGGAGACTCTAGAAGAATTATTGAACTTTGCAGTGGCATGGAGAAGACTATCTCAGCAATTGCCCTTAGAGTTGCGATGATAAACATCTCTTCGCTTCCAAAGCCTGATTTTTTCATCATTGACGAGGGATTCGGAACGCTTGATAGCTCTGGTGTCGAGGCATGTGGAAGGTTTCTAACTTCTCTTAAGAGGTATTTCAAGACTGTTCTTGTCATAACTCACGTTGATGGCATCAAGGATACAGCGGACTATATTCTTGAAATCACAAAAAATGAGAAGGACTCAAAGGTGGAATTTCAATGATTGAATGGAAGAGCTATCTGAACAATAGGATGATTGCCGAGCATCCTTCTGGTTTTTATGTCATAAAACCAATTGATAAGGAAAAGTCAAAGCCGATTTTCTGTCCTCTATGTGAGTCCATAATGGTCGGAGAGTTCGACAAGAGCTCATATGAAAAGTTTGAATGCTGTGATTCTTGTGCAACTATTTGGGCCTATCCCAATAAGGAAAAGTGGAAGGACGGATGGCGACCATCTGTGGACGAAGTAACAAATAAATACAACATCAGGCATACTTAAAGGACAGGAGACGCATATGCCCAAGACACTTAACATTAACGCACTCGGACAAGCCATCGATACGACCTGGGGCAGGTCGTCTACTCCAAAGACTGCGTCCTATTCTGTAAAGTTCACTTTTATGGGAAGTGATAGACTTCTCGCATCTTATAAGATCATAACTAATTTCGTTTCTGAGAAGGAAATGATAATGACAAAGAGGCAGTGTTCAGAAGAGTCTGATGATGTAATTGCCGAATACGTCAAAGAGGTCAAAGACACTTATAAGAAGCTTACAGGAGATACTTTGACTCTCAAGGAAGAGAGTTCGACAGATTCTCTTGAAATCATTGGTTTTAACGTTCACAATCCGAAGAGAACTGCGTATTATAGGAGAAAAGTAGTTTTCGAGATTGCATGACGTCAGGAACACCATCAAGACAGGCAGTAGTAGCTGAGATCTTAAAATGTGGCAAAGATCCCACATACTTCATGAAGAAGTATTGCAAGATCCAGCATCAGCTTCGAGGCCTCATACCGTTTGACACGTACGACTTTCAGGACGACTGTGTAAAAGATTTCCAGAAACATCGTTTCAATATCGTCCTTAAATCTAGGCAGTTGGGACTCTCCACAGTCTCTGCTGCCTATGTCGTTTGGTACGCCATCTTCAAGAAAGACAAGAACATTCTTGTCATAGCTACGAAGTTGAACACAGCCATCAACTTCATCAAGAAGGTGAAGACTATGTTGGACGGACTTCCTCCATGGCTTCTACTGACCAAGTTTGAACCTACGAAGCAGTCAATTAGATTTGACAACGGTTCCACAATAACGGCAGTTCCAACTTCACCAGACGCCGGTCGTTCTGAAGCTTTAGCACTCCTCATCGTCGACGAGGCGGCATTCATTAGAGACTTTGACGAGATCTGGACATCTCTTTATCCGACTCTCTCCACCGGTGGTTCTGCCATCATTCTGTCAACCCCTAACGGCGTTGGAGGACAATATTACAAGCTTTGGACAGAGGCAGAGTCAGGTGCTAACGACTTTAATCCCATTAGACTTCCTTGGAATGTACATCCAGAACACAACCAAGCTTGGTTCGACAAGGAGACTAGAAACCTCACCAAACGTCAGATAGCTCAGGAGTTTCTCTGTGACTTCGTGTCTTCTGGAGACACGTTCCTTCAACCATCTGAATTTGAGAAATTAAGAGAACTGATAAGACCACCTCTCGTTAAAGAGGGACATCAAAATGGAGTTTGGGTATGGAAGAACCCAGAGCAAGGTCGAAGGTATATCATCTCATCAGACGTGGCCCGAGGCGACTCTTCAGACTTTTCAACTTTTCACGTCATAGATTATGAATCATGCGAAGTCTGTGTTGAGTTTATGGGAAAGATACCTCCTGACAGGCTTGCTGATCTCTTGGCACAATACGGCAGGAGGTACAACGACGCTCTAATATGTCCTGAACAGAACACATTCGGATACTTCACATGCGTGAAGTTGAGAGATGAAGGGTATCCGCGCCTCTACTATTCGTCAAACTCAGGAGACTTATTTGATTACAGGCCTGCAGACCCAGAAGCCATCCCAGGTTTCTCTACGCAGACACGAACTCGCAATCAAATATTGACAAAGCTAGAAGAGTCAATCAGAAATAACAGACTCAAGTCGTATTCACAGCGCCTCTATGATCAGTTACAAGCATTTATTTGGAACGGAGCAAAAGCTCAAGCAGCAAAGGATGCTCACGACGACCTCATCATGAGTCTTGCTATTGGTGTCTGGTTGGCCATAGGTGAGAACAGCCAGGGAGAGCAAGGAATGGCACTGGCAATGGCAATGCTCAAAGCGACAGCTGTTGGCAATAGAAATATAGGAGATTTACCTGGTGGTATAAACCAAGTACGTCCTGTTCCGAATGCCCAGATTCAAGGATTTACTCCTGAAAAAGTTCATCAACCGAGGAAACCTGAGGACGTCAAGCACGTAGATGTTTCAGATTTTTCTTGGCTGTTCAAGTAGGCATATACATATAGCTAGTATCAGAGGACATCATGGCTAAGATTGGAATATCGAGACTCAAGAAGATCATTCGTGAGGAATTAGAGAACCTCTATGAAGGTGCAGACGAAGACACTGCTTCTAAGATTATGAGTGGCGCTACTAAACTTCTCAACGCAATAGAGAGCTTCAAGGAGTCAGCCAGTGAAAAAGTCAAGGCAGAGATTGGTTCTAACCTCGACGGAGTCGAACAGCTTTTAAAGAGAGTTGTTGCATCGCCGATGCAGTATGTTGACGTCACATCTCCTGGACCAAAAAAGGTGACTCTTAAACCTGAGAAGAAGGAAGTAGTGTAGAGTAAAGCACTAAGGGCCTCGTCCCCTAATGGAGAGGCAATAGAAAAATGGCGAAAAAAGAAGAACAAAACCTCTTTCAGAAGCTCACAAAGTTATTCAGAAGTGGACCCGTGGTCAAGAGGAAGATCCGGGCTCTAGATACGACTGTAGCAGTCGCCGATAAATCTAAAAGTTCTGGTGCACTTCTCTTTCAGAAGTCTATGGCGCCTACGTACGCCACCATCACGGCGAACGCGTACAACTTGTCTGAACGCCTCATGCGTTACCAGGACTTCGCGGAGATGGAATATACTCCTGAGCTCGCCGCCGCCCTTGACATCTATGCCGACGAGACTTGTGCTCAAGATGAGAAGGGACGTGTTCTCCACATCTACTCGGACAACGAGAAGATCAGAGAGATTCTTGAGGAACTTTTCTACAACACGCTCAACGTTGAGTTTAACCTCCGCTCTTGGGTTCGCAACCTCGTCAAGTACGGGGACATGTTCCTCTACAACGACGTGTCCCCTGAGCACGGTGTGATCAGTGCCTTCCCCATTCCCGTCAACGAGATTGAGCGTGAGGAGAACTACGATCCTAATGACCCTATGGCGGTTCGTTACCGTTGGGTCACTCTCGGAAACAGGACTCTGGAGAACTGGGAGGTCACCCACTTCCGCCTCCTCGGAAACGACATGTTCCTTCCCTATGGTTCGTCCATCATCGAACCAGCACGTAGGATCTGGCGCCAATTGATCCTCATCGAGGACGCCATGTTGGTTTACCGTGTGGTTCGTGCTCCTGAGAGGAGAGTGTTCTATATCGATGTGGCCAATATCCCACCAGAGAACGTTCCCATGTATGTTGAGGAGCAGAGAAAGAATCTCAGGTCATCGCAGGTCATCGACAGAAATACAGGGCGTGTTGACCTTCGCTACAATCCTCTCTCTGTTGACGAGGACTACTTCATTCCTGTCAGAGGTGGAGATTCCGGCACTCGCATAGACACTCTCGCCGGTGGACAGAACACAGCCGCTGTTGAAGACGTCGCCTACATTCAGAAGAAGCTCTTCGCAGCCCTGAAGATGACACGTGCCTACCTCGGCTACGACGAAGCACTGTCCAGCAAGGCAACCCTCGCTCAGGAAGACATCAGGTTCTCTCGCACCATCAATGTCATCCAGAAGACAATCGTGGCTGAGCTCAATAAATTGGCAATAATCCATCTCTACGCACATGGTTTTGATTCTGAAGATTTGCAGAACTTTGCCCTGCGCATGTCCAATCCATCCACAGTTGCTCAGCAACAGAAACTCGAACTTTGGAGAGCTAAGTTTGAGATTGCGGGTACAGCTCCCGAAGGACAGATGTCCAAGGAGTTCATTCGCAAGGAGATCTGGGGTCTCAACGATGAGCAATGCAAGAATATTGATGATCAACGTCTCAAGGAAAAATTGGTCGATCAAGCCATCGAGAGTGCCGAACCTGCAGCAAGCGGCGGCGAGGAAGAGTCTGGTGGCGAGGAAGATACGGGCGCCGAAGAGGATGCCGGCGGCGAAGAAGCCGGTGGTGAGGAAGAAGGAGGCGAAGAAGGTGGAGACCTCTTCGCAGGAGACGACGTCTCACAAAAGAATCCTTACCTCGACCTCTTGACAGCAGGAGATGACCCAGAAGACGATGATGTTCCTGTGAAGTTCTCTCTTAAGGACGTCGAGGTACCCGTCAAGGCACAGCGTCAGCTGGACAGAGCGCTCTACAACAGATCCAGAATTAGACACAGCGGTCCTGCCAAGACTCACATGCCTGATTTTAAGAAGATGACAGACTACGACAATAAGTCGTATTCAGACCCTTACGACAAGGAGTGGATGTCGTCCTACGTAAGAAATCCGTTTGGAGAATCTGTCACTCGACCTATCTACAAGACTCCTGTAGGAAATGATGTAGTCTCGTCGCTCCGACAGATGGTTCAGTCAGATAGGTTCAAGAATTTTGTGAAAATTTCCAACGAAACTCCAAAAGTCCTCAGCGAATCAGATAATTTCGATGAGGCAGATGCACGCGAACACAGAGAAGTCCTCATAATAGACGACGACGGGAGCAAGTGAAATGACCGCCAGCAAGCACAACAAGAGAAGAAACAGCCTCCTCATCTACGAGTTTCTCGTGAGGACCATCTCGAGATCTATCGTTGAAGATGACAAGAAGAAGTCAGCTGCTGCGCTGAAGATCTTAAAGAAGCACTTCAAGCCCGGTACGGAGCTGTATAAAGAATTTCGGCTCATGAATGCTCTTGTCAAGACGACTGTGTCGTCCGAACATACAGCAGCTTCAATTCTCAGAGAGGCGAAGACTGCTGTCACCAAATTCGATCTCGATAAACTTGATCGTGAGAAGTCCATTCTCATCAGGAACATAAATCATGTCCTTAACGATGAGAATTTCTACGACCAGCAAGTTAACGAGTACAGGACTTTTGCGACCATTCAGACGCTGTTGAACGAGTGGCGTTCTGACAACAAAGATCTCTACAGGGTCGCTCAGTACGAGGATCAACTCATGAAGCTTCTTGTTACTGAGAAGATTCAGAAAGAAGATGCAACAATCACAGAAGACACTTCTGGAACTGCTCGTCTCCTTATGAAAGTGATGTCCAAGAAGCTCAACGAGAAATACAACGGTGTCCTCAATGAGCAACAGAAGTCACTCATTAAGGCTTATGCCTACTCGACTGCCTCAGAGGATCAGACCTCAATTAAGCTTAAGTTGCAGGAGATCAAGTCCGAGCTCGTGAGCCTCATCGATGGCTATGAGTCAGAGGTTCAGAACGATTATCTAAAAAACAAGCTAGAGGAGACCAAGAGCACTCTCCTCGGCGAGAGCCTCGAGCTCGTGGACGACGAGACGGTGACTCGCTTCATGCTCTATTCAAAGCTCAGAGACGAGCTGGAAACGAAGGAGTGATGTCATGGCACAGGATCTAAAACTACTCAACTCATACGAGGTCTTCGACTACACTCCTGACATGATCAAGGAGTCTCGGGACAAGAACAACGGCAAGGTCGTCATGAAGGGCATCCTTCAGAAGGCTGACACACTCAACCAGAACGGTCGTATCTATCCGATGAATGTTCTCGAAAGAGAAATTAGAAACTATCAGAAGTTCATCGCTGAGAACCGTGCTCTCGGTGAGTTGGACCACCCGGACTCATCGGTCGTCAACCTCAAGAACGTGTCACACGTCATTAAGGAGGCCTACCTCGACCGCGGCGTTGTGTACGGAACAGTCGAACTACTTGACACACCTTCAGGAAAGATCCTTCAGTCTCTCGTCGAGAGCGGAGTTAAGCTTGGAATTTCTTCTCGCGGCGTAGGTTCCGTCAAGAAGCAAGGCGATTATCACATCGTTCAGGACGATTTCCAGCTCATCTGTTGGGACTACGTCTCTGAGCCTTCAACGCCTGGTGCATTCATGCTCCCTGAGGGTAGGACGATAAATTCGAAAGAATTGCGTAACATATTTAATAAGTCTGACAGAATTGATCGTATAGTAAACGACATCCTGTCGTCTAAGAAGTGAGGAATGAATGAAGCTCTCTAAGTCAGATCTTAAGGCCATTGTAAAGGAATGTCTCGTCGAGTTGCTCAGCGAAGGCCTTGGAGGAATCTCTCCTACGACAGCAGCACCTTTTCCTCGTTCACAGAATGCTGTAACTTCTGCCCTTTCAGACAGTTTAAAGAGACAGCCTGTTCCAAGACCAACTCCTCATCTGAGGGAAGCAATTAGAAGAGAAGCTGGTGGTGACAAGGTGATGGAGTCTATCCTCGCTGACACTGCAGCATCTACACTTCCTAAGTTCCTTCAGGCAGGTGACGGTAAATCTCCCATGCCTGTCGTAGGCGGTGGAATAGTTGAACAAGTTGTCGCGCAAGCAAATCCTGAAGATTTATTTGGTGATGACGTGGCTTCTAAGTGGGCGTCTCTCGCTTTCATGGAATCGCCAACAAAGAAATAAATTTTCTTGAGAAGTACATACTTACCGATTAGATCATAGTGAGGATTTGACATGAAACTTACGAATCAGTTGCTTCGCAGAATCATTGAAGAAGAAGTTGCCAAGTTTGGCGACATGGAAGACACCGAGAAGCGCGCAAAGGACACCGAAGAGGTGGATGCGGACGAGTTCGGAACCGATAAGGCTGCCGAGAAGCACATCGACTTCATGAAGGCTCTTAAGATTGAGGAGACTCGTCTCCGTAATCGTCTCGCCAAGATTCAAGAGACGAAGAAGCGCCTCACGAAAAAGCTTTGATATTTATAGAAACGGGAGATCGCCATGACTGCACCAGGAAGAGGTAGATATACTACCTACGTTCAACCAGGACCTAGCTCAAGAAATACTCTTCTCTGGAAGCTGTTCAACAAGAAGGCTCCCAACGATGCCGGTGTTTTTTATGGTGGTCAAGAGCCTACTGATAATGCTGCCGCGGCAAATGCTGTTGTTGCTCGTGCGACTGCCAATGTCGTCAATGGAGTAGGTGGACTTTTCCCTGCAAACGGAATTCAGTCAGGCGATCATGACATGTTTCCAAATGGTGTGAAATTGACATTTGCAGATGCACCTGATCTTGATGATCCTCAAACAGGTGTTAAGTGGTCTAGAGCTGGAGACCCTGCAAATCCTTACGTCCCCGATCTCTCATCACCAGGCCCAGGAAGAACCAATGGAATAGACAAGGATGTCAATCCAGAAATTTCTGAAGCCAACATTAAGCCTAACTATACACCCGGTGCTCCTGACACAGGTACAGTTTCACCGAGTGAAACAAGCGACGATCTAGGAAAAGCTCCAATCTTCACATCTAGCGATCCGAAGACCCTTGTGAAAGGAAAATCGTCCGTCTGAGAATAATTAGACGTCACTAAACTTTAGAAAGAGATGACATGACCAAGCAATTGTACGAAGAGGCATTAGCTGACGTAAAGAAGCTC